CGGTTCTTTTTATTTCTTCCATTATATTTTGTAATAATTCTTGTTCTTCTTTATTAATTGGTGCATATAATGCAGAACGAGCTAATTCTAATTCTGTTTTATATGTGTTTTCTTTTTTTATTTCGGTAAAAAATCCGTTAGAATATGCCTGAATAACAAATCCTAATGTTAAGATGAGTAAATCATCATTTGTGGATAGCGTTTCAATCCATAAGTCTTTGTTTGTCTTATCATTTGTTTCATCATATATAAAGTTTAGTTCTTGTTGTTCCATTTAAAAATCCTTTTATTCGGTATATGTATAATCAGAACCTTGTACGATTGTTCCGTTGTGTGTATGTGGACATGTTTTGCATCCGAATTGACAAGTGCCTATTTCTTTATCTCCTACTTTTGCTTTGCTAAGTCTATCTGCGAAACTAAATTTAGAACCTGTGATAATTTGACCTGAACCGCCGCATGTAGTACAAACTACAGTATCGGTTAGTCGTGCGCATTTTAATCCATCTACATACGTATATTGTGAACCTGACGTAATAATACCAATTTGTGTTCCGTGTGGACAAGATATTTTTACAGTATCACCAATACGAGATTGTCGCGGCATTATATTTCACCTTCTTGTTTCTATTCTAAAAATGAAATATATATTGGTGGAGTAAAAAATAAGAGGCGCATTTGCACCTCCATTTTCAGTGTTAATTCATGTTCTGAACGTTATTGATAATTGTTCTTGCTTTGTTGATATGCACGTTTGCTTCTGCGAATTTTGAATTGATAACTAGCGTGCTGTTGCGCGGGAGAATCCCAGCGCAATAGTAGTTCATATCCTGCTTGTTGGTAGATTTAATATCTTTGATGAGAGTGTTTGCCAATTCCACTTCTCTAAAAGCCTCATTGAGTTTTTGTTTCTTTGCGTCCGATATTGCCTTTGATAGTTGATTCGAAGGAGTAAAGCCTACATAATCAAAAACACAACCTACATTAAAAGCAAACAATGTTTCCTCTTTTTTGTTTCTTGATTTAAATGGATGAGCGGATGTTTCATTCAGAACATCTGCTAGACGACTACTGTATTGATTTAGAAAATCGCTATACAAGATACAGTAGTCATTTACAATCAGCTTGTCTTTTAGTGGAGTGTGAGTGGATAGTTGATATCCATACGGAATTTCATTGTCGATGGCTAACTTGTATTCTCCGTACATAAACATTGAAAATGACAGTAGGAGAACACATCCAACTAGATAAAAAATCCCTCTGAAATGCATGATGTTTTACCGTCCTTTCTTTTTATATTTTTAATATAACATTGATTTTTTGTTTTGTCAAGGAGAAATTTATATGTTAGTAGTTAATTTTTTTGCAGGTGCAGGAGCAGGGAAAAGTACAATTTCGGCAGATGTATATTGCAAATTGAAGAAACTTGGATATCGGTGTGAATTGGTAAATGAATTTGCAAAAGAATTAATTTTAAGTGGAAATTTAGAACCGCTAAACGACCAAATATATTTATTCGCAGAGCAGTTACATCGGATTAGGAATTATGAAAAACACGGGACACAGATTGCTATTTGTGATTCACCATTGATTCTAAGTTTGGTATATGATAGAAATAACGAAGGAAACGAATTCGTTGATTTGGTTTGGAAAAAGTTTAATTCTTGTCAAAATATGAACTACATGCTAAAGCGAATCGATGGGTTTTGGCAAGCGGATGGTAGAATTGGAAATGAAACCGTTGCAAGACAGAAAGACGAAGAAATTAAATCAATATTGAATGATGTAAAATACAAAATAATTACGCCGTTTGAAAGTGATTTGGTTGTAGAAGATATAAAAAAGGAATTATCATGAGTGAATTTACGGATTTTATGGAAGCGTATGATAGATTTTTGGCAGATAAAAAATTAGTTATTGCTAGTCATGATGCTGAACAATATGGGTTTAAGATAGGTGTAACAGCAAGAGATTTATTTAAAAAACACGTTGATAATATTCCTGATGATTTGGGATTTACTGAGAATGTAAAAGAAAAATTTAAAAATATGTTTAATGCAGGAAGGTTATTATTAGGTGTTCATGTTATATCCAATCCGATTGGTAAAGATGCAAGAAAAGTTTATTTATATAAAGTGAATATTGCTAACCTAAAAACAACAATTAAAGATGTTGTTTTTAAGAAACATGATAAGTTATTCCAAAAACCAATGATGAAAGACCCTATGGGTGGTAGTAGATATTGGCGGTATGGAATAAAAAGCACATCAATTAAAATGAAAGATTCTGTTAATGTATATGTAGATGCTGTAGACCATGAAAGCGTCGGCTCGTTTATAGGGGAAGATAAAGGGGTTAATGTTAGTGGTTTTGTAAATTATGAGACAGGGGAAATAACAATCAATCGAATTAGCAATAGGAACAATGAATTTTCTATTCGATTTGAGCAAGATTACAACGAATTAATTGATAAAAATATTGAATCATCATCAGGTAGTGGAAATGGAAAAAATGGAGCATCTTCACATGGACACAGTTCAAGTTCAAGTGGTGGAACAGTTGGTGAAATGTTCAGCAAAAAACATTACTATTATGATAAGGATAATTTTTATATTAACTTTATTGGTTTTGTAGAGCCAATGGTTGTAATATGGGAATATGAAGTTCCAGAGGTGGGGAATAGTGCAAATTAGAACAAATCTTTTTTCATATAATGATACATTTCGTATTAATAAATCTTGTGAAGTTCATAATGTAACACTTGCAAGTAATATGAAAAACTTTGCTTTAGTTGGTGAAGAAATGAATGTAAAAGCTGTATTACAAGAATGTTTTGATGAATACCATTATAATCTTGAAAATGATATGCTTTTATTGAATTTGTGAGGATATCATGAATAAATTTTTGGATGATGACAATATTATAAAAAAAGAAGATGTTGTTGAAAGTGAAGAAGTAAATGATATTGTTGATATGGGATTCGAAGAAAACGATGTCGTTGAAGAACTTAAACCGCCAAAAAAGAAACGTACCGTACAAAAGAAAAAAGAACTTCAGATAAAAGAAGAAGTTCCTGTGAAAGTTCGTGAACCTAAATCAGAACGTGATGTAATCATTGATTTATATGATAAATTAAGAGAACAAAAGTTGATTAAGGAAATCGAACTAGATGTAAACCATTTCATGTATAATGAAGGTGGTTCAAATCGAGATAGAGAAATTTATCAACGTATGATAGATAATTTAGCAAAAGAAATTCGTACATTAGATAAGAAAATATACTTTTTACAAAAGCGGATGTGATAAATCCGCTTTTTTTATATATAATAATATTGAGCAATGAAAAACCATTCATTGTTTTTACAAGGTTGTTTGTTCCCTTATAAAACAAACAAATGGGCAAAAATGTAAAGAAAAGATGGAAAGTAAAAGCAGATGTGGTGGGCGGCAGAGAGTCACGTCTGCTTTTATTTTATCAAATGGTGATTTTGATGGCAGAGAGTGATACGCATAAGAGATTAAAAATTGTTGCTTGTGCGTTTTTAAAAAAGACGTGTATTGATGTTGTTTCGGTTGAAACGAAATTCAATAATATTAGAAGTATCGCAGATGTTTGCGGATTAAATTTTAGAAGAAAAGAAGTTCGCATTGTTGAAGTAAAGGCTACATTAGCAGATTATAAAAGAGATAGTAAATTGTTTAAATTGGAAAAATCTTATTTCCAACATTGTAATTATTTCTATATAATGTGTCCGACAGGTGTTATTCCAAAAGATATGGTTCTGAAAGAATTTGGTTTGATATATGTAGATGAAAATGGAAATGCAGATATTATCCAAAAGCCACAGAAGAATAAAAAACTTAAAACTAGATTTGAAACTACACTAAAAAATACTTGCCGTAGTATTACAAATCATTTGATTTTTAAGGTATTTAAAGTAACGAATTTTACAAATTTGATTAAGGATAAATCTGAAAGGAAGAAAAAATGAAATATGTTATTGGATTGATAAATGGTTTGTTTGCGTTGATAGGATTCTTGTTGGTTGTTGGCTGGTTCTTTGTTGTTTGGGTTTCTTTTTCGCTATTAATAGTCACAGGATTTGTTTATTGTATTGGTTATTTTTTATCTTTGGCTATGGGTACAATCGCTTTTACATTGTTACAGTCTTTTTATATAGCCTGTTGTCTGTTATTAATACGAACGGTTTTATTAATGTTGTTTGGCAATAAAAAGTAAAAAGGTGGTGAAATTTTGGCAAAGATATTTTGCATTGTTGGAGCTAGTTGTAGTGGAAAAGATACAATTTTTCAACGGTTAATTGATGTTGATAAAACATTAGTTCCGATTATAACGTATACCACTAGACCAATTCGACAAAAAGAACGCAATGGAAAAGAATATTATTTCGTTGATAATAAAGTATATCATAAATTAAAAAATTCAGATAAAATTATTGAATATCGTTCATATAAGACGGTTCATGGGACATGGTATTACTTTACAGCAAATGATGGACAGATTGATATTAAATCAGATAAAACATATATTATGGTAAATACGCTAGAAGGTGTGCAAAAACTTCAAAGTATTTATCCAAATAATTTAGTTGTTATTCATATTTGTGTGGATGAGCGTGATAGACTGTTGCGTTGTATTGCACGTGAAATGAATGGAAATGAAGATTACGTAGAAATGTGTCGTAGGTTTGTTGCAGATGCGAAAGATTATTCTATAAATAACTTTAATAATATAGGAATACCGCACATTCGTGTGCAAAATGAATGTGTGCAAGATTGTGTGGATGAGATTCGTAAAATCATTAAATCAAAAAAGTAAGGTGTAAACAGCCTTATTTTTTTTTAGTACATATTTATTCTTTATATAGATTAAACAGAAAAAGTGAGGATTCGTTATGAGCCGTCTAATTACTTCAAAAGTTACTGTGCTACCTACTGATAGCAAAAATGATAATTTTGTATTAGCTTTAATAGATTATTTTAATGAAGAATTTAAACGTAATCAGTTAAAAACATCGAAAAGTAATGGGTATGTAAAAGTTGCTTTGGACGGTGTATATGAGGATAAATATGATTGTGTTATTGTTGATTGTTGCAATGGTAAACTATATCTCCGTGGCGGGAATGTTAAAGATAAATACTTTGGCAGATTAAGTAAATTTGTTGCTAATAGAAAATCTGATGCATATCATTGTGTGAATTATAATGCAACAAGAATTGTTAATCGTATTAAAAAATTAAATGATTCATTTAATAACAAATCATTAAATCGTTTAGCAGGTAAATTTAATGGTTTAAAAAATCGCGTTAGAATTGCTGACCTACGTATTTTTGCAGAAGAACAAAAAACGATTGAAGAAGAATATAAAAACAATGCGACGTTTAAAAATCAATTAAACGAAGTTTTTAAAAAAGTGTTTAAAGATACAATTACATCTGAACGTGGTAAAGTATTTTTAGAAATGTTTAGTACATCTGTTTTATTGAGAAAATCTCATTCTGAAATAATGAATAGCATGGGAGCAGGTGGAATAATTCAAACATTAGCTAATGAAGTTGGTGCAGTAATCGACCTAAAACAATACAAACGTGAAATGGGAGATTTATTTGAATTATTCAATAAATATATTGATAAAGATGGGTATGATTATTGTACTGAACAATTAAAAGAAATACTTCAAAAGCAATATCAAGATTTAGCTAATAAACTAGAAAATCAGGAAGATAAAGTTGGAGAACAATTTGATGTTGGCAAACTAAATGTTATTGATATTTTGACACGTGAATGTCCTTTTGTCTTTTATAATGGTGATATATATAAAGGCAACAAAGGAGAAACACATAATCAGATTATGCAAAGAATGTTTGGTGAAATGGATAATGACTTTTTCCGTCCGAATCCTGATGATATAGAGAATTTAGATGATAATGCACCATTAGCTTTTGGACATATCATTAATAACATTGCATTTGTTGAAGAAGATGAATTGTTTAATTGTTCGTTGAATGATGTAATTAAAGCCGTTAAAAGTCAATTAGATGTTATTAAAGTGTATGGAATTAATGAAGGTTCTACACTAATGAATCGTTTGGCAAATCGAGTGTTAGATTTACGTAATCATGTAAGAGTTGCTGATTTACGAACATATAAAATCGCAGACCTGAGAATCGATAAATGTATTGTAGCAGAAGATAAAAAGAATTTTTATCAAGAATATGCAACAGATAAAGAATTTCATACATTGATTGATGATATATATGAAAGCGTTGTTAAAGAATTTTTAATGTCAGATGATTGTAAGGAATATATCAAAAGTTATACATCATCACAGGTATTAAGAAAAACACTAGATGATGCATTGGAAGAAGCCAATGGTGATTGGTTACAATTAGTACAAAATGAAGTAAAGAAAGAATTAGATGAATCTGAATATGATAATGTGCTAAAAGATGATATTGAAATATCATTTAAAGGATTCGTTCGGCAGAATGAAAAAATGTGGAAACAATACATGAATAATGTAGTTGATGTTTCAAAGGAAAAATCAAAAGATTTATCTGAATATCTTTCAACACTAGATGATGCACCAGGCAGGGTAATCAAGACTACTGATGTAGATAGAATAGATATTTTCAATCGTGATAAACCATTTTTATATTATAATGGTGATGTTTTAATTGGAAATGAAAGCGGAACGCATAGCGAGATAATCTCTGATTTGTTAGGATATGATTCAGACCAATTCAATCGAAAACGTCCGAATGTAAATAAAATTGATGATGTAGACAAAGAAGATTCTTTTGGATTTGGACATATTATTGATAACATTGCTTTCGTTGATGATTTCGGAATGGTTAATTGTACGGTAGATGATATAGGGAAAGCAGTTGTCGATGAAACGTCTGTGGATAAAGCATATACAACACCTGATGAAAACGAAAGCACATTTAGACGTGTGGCAAGAAAAGTAGTTAATAAGTTAAAAAATATGAGATTGAAGGTGATGAAATGATTCTAAATTCTGATAAATATTTTCGCGCAAAAAAAGAAATGGAAATGTTTAAGGTCAGTCAATTAGATAGACCTGATATGACTGTTCATGTAAATAGCGGAACGATTATTTATAATAATCAGTTAATCAATTTTTCAGAACGAAATACAGATATTATTTCAGCACCACGCATCGGAACATGGTTAGTAGTTGTTTCTATCAATAAAAATGCAGAATTAGTATACACTTATGGTATTCAATCTACAGAAGAAAAACAAATTCCTAAATTGCCTGACGATTGTTTTCATTTGTGTGTGATTGAAATGTCGGCAAGTACAGAGTTCATTACAAATGATATGATTTATGACCTACGTCAGGTATTTAATTTTAGTTATGAAAATGAAAAAGGTTGTACCTATAAATGTGGGTTGGAAAATGATTACGCATTTACAAAAGAAGATAGAGAACAGTTAAAGAAATATTATGATAAGTTAGAAGATTTAAGTCTTGAAATAGATAAAATTCGACTGATGTTTTCACCGCAAAAAGAATATACAATTCTTACAGATAGTGGGTTAGAATATGTAATTCGATTTAAAGATGATGGAACACCATATTTTAAACGTAAAGATTCTTATGAAGATAATCCGTCACAGGATGAAAGCAATACACATACCAATTATAAATTCGTTTACGGTTCAGATACAATGAATATTGTTACACCTACATGTGATGATTTTGTTCAGATTGCTGTAAAAGTAAAATCTTTCGATAATATGAACAAAAATATTCCGTGTACCTTGTTTATACGCTGTAATGATACAACAATACATAGTAGCAATTATGAACCACATTATCAAGAAAATGAATTTAAAATTGATAATATAGAAATTACAAAAGCAGGATTTTTTGATAGGTTTAATTTTAAATTCCATAATACAGGGCTACATCAGATGAGTTTGTATTTATATAACAATGAAACACAAGGAATTGTTGATAAAGCAAATGTAGGATTTGACGTTCAATTTATCAAACAAAATGTAGATGATTAACTATAAAAAGAGAGATTAAATCTCTCTTTTTGTTTTATTTTACTTAGACATATATATGTTCTTTTTAGAAGAAAAAGTGGAGGGGATATATTGTCAAATTTAGAAATTGTTGATATTAAAAATAACATAGAAGTAATAAAAAATGAAATTGTTACAGCTAGTCAAGTGAATATGATAAACGGTTTAGATTTAGATGATTTTATATATCATAAGTTTTTAAATCGGATTGACCCTGTGGAATATTGTGAAGATGTATTACGTGCTCATTTACCGAAATCAAGACAAAAATTGCATGAAAATCAAACAGCATTAATTCGTGCTGTATGTAATCCTAAACTGAAACAGGTAGCAGGATTAATGGCGCGTCAGTGCATTGCAAAAGGAAGTATGATTCATACAAGAGATGGGAAAGTTATTCCAATTGAGAATCATCCTGATGCTTGGTTAACAAGAGAAAATGCAGATGTTTTACAAGTAAAAGTAAAAGGTGGACATGTAATTTATTGTACAGAAAATCATCCTATTATGACTAAAGATGGTTGGAAACGAGCCGATGAATTAACAAAAAACGATTGGGTGTGTTGTTTATATTCATGGGATAAATTCGGTGATGGTAAAGTTCCGTATCATTTTAAACGCAGTTATATAGAAAAACAAGGCGTTTTTGAAATGAATGATGAATTGGCTGAGTTGTGTGGGTATATGACGGCAGATGGATATTTGGCAAAAGGACAAAGCTGTAAATTTACAAACAAAAATCCACATTATATTAGTCGTGTGGAACAGATTGTTACAAAACATTTCAAAGATATAATTGTTAAACATAAAAATAATGGAAATTGTGATGTTATATATTTTGTAACAGAAAAAAAGGATGCTGAAAATTCATTTAAAGATTTTATAAGTATTATGCAATATGATGAAACAAGAATACCTTATGCAATGAATTATTTTACAAAATCACAAGCATCTGCGTTTTTTAGGGGAATTTTTGCAGGGGATGGATGTATTTCAAAAAAAATGCGGCTGGGTCGCATTAATTATGATGTAGGATTGTCAGCGAAAACATCTTTACAATATGCTGAGTTTTTAAGGGAAAATTTAAATAAGTTAGGAATTCGTGGGCAAATAAAAAAAGAATGGTTTAAAAAAAGTACACAATACCATTATAGAATTTGTATTAGTGGACAAAGGAATCGTAGATTATTTTTAGAAAACATTGGTGAAATTATTGATAAGCCTTTCCCAAATGTTGAATATATGAAAGGTGAAAATCCAACAGAAATAATTATTGGTGAAGATGGGGAACAATTATATTTTTCACCTGTTGTTTCTGTAAAAAATTATGGAAAATCAGATGTATATGATGTAACATATCATAACAAAGGCTGGTTTCTTTGTGGTGGTATGAAAGTACATAATAGCGGGAAAACCGAATCTATTAGCTCATTTTGTGGATATTTGATTGACAATTATCCGATGATGCGCGTTGGTATTTTTACTCCTAGATTACAACAGGCAGAAGTGTCTATTGGAAGATTATCTACATTTTTTCAAATGAATGAAGATAGATTGAATAATAAAATTGTGAAAATAACGAAAGATATTGTTGAATTAGATAATGGTTCTTATGTAACAGCAGTATCAGCATCAGACCAATCGAACATTGAAGGTTTGACCTTTGATGTTATTGTTCTTGATGAAGCACAAAAAGTGTCAGACTACACTATGTCTGAGCGAATTACACCTATGGGGACCGCTTGCACTGTTGGTACAGCGTCTATACAATTACTTGACGGAACAACAAAAACAATACAAGAAATCGTTGAAAATGAATCTGTTAAACAAATTCCATGTATAGATTTTGACACAAAAAAAATTGTTGTTGGTGATATATCACAGTATTGCGATATGGGGGAGCGAAAGACGTTGAAAGTCACGCTAGCAAATGGTGACGAAATTTGTGCTACATTTGAGCATCCAATTATAGTAAAAAGCCGTGAAACAGCAAAGCATCGAATCCCACGATGGGAGCGGATGGACAATGTTAAGATAGGATATCAAGTTGCAATACCACGAGAATTGCCGTTTTTTGGAAATGTACATAATAATTACGCTAGATTATTAGGTATGTTCATTGGCGATGGTTCTTATCGTGGTTCGACTGTTTATTATGGTTCTGAAGATAAAGAATTAATTGATTATATTAACAGCACTGGTTTTTTGTTTGAATGCAGGAGTACATTTTTAACAAAGTCAAAAGGGAAACTTTATCAAAAAGGTATTATTAGAGGATGTAAAACAATCTTAAAAGATGTTTGTATTTTAGGACAAGTATCACTTAATAAAACGCTTCCAAAAGGATTTGAAAAGTGGGATAAGGAATCTTTGGCAGAGCTTATAGGTGGATTATATGATACAGATGGAAGTGTTCATTTAGAAGAAAATCGTCGTTGTTCGATTGAGTTTGGCTCTATATGTAAACATATTGTTGATGATGTTAGGTTTATACTTAGAAAGTTTGGAGTTCAAACGAACATAAGAAAATCTGATGGTACGGTTTCAAAATATAATGGTAGACAATTTATAACGAAAGACTATTGGACGATAGATATAAAAGACAAAGAATCTGTTGAGAATTTTTATAAAAATTTCAAGTTGTTAGTTCCACATAAACAAAAAATATTAGACAAAGGAATTGAAATTTTAAAGTCAAGAAAAAATAAAATTCCAAAAGATTTAATTGATACAGATATGCGTTTTTCACGAGTGGTATCTATCGAATATACTGGATATCAAAAAGTTTATGATTTAACTGTCGATAAATATCATTCGTTTATAGCTAATAATATTTTTGTTCATAATACCAACGCCAAAATTATTAAAATTGGAACACCAAAAACACGTAATCACTTTTATGAATCAGTAGAAGGTAAATCTAGTGAACAGTGGACTGTTGTAAAACGAGATTGGACGCAATGCCCGCAATCATGGTTATTGGATGCGACATATTTACCTGACCCAAAGACAGGGAAGGAACGTCCGTATTCAGCATTCATTTTAAATCAAGCTATGCCAAAAGTTTTAAAGGAGCAAATGTTTCCAAATAATCCTGAAGTTTGGACAGAAGGAAACTTATCTGTAGAAGATTTTAAAACACAGTACATGTTAGAATTTATTGATGGTGCAGGTAAATTCCTTACATCGGATGATGTTAAAATTCTAACAAGTGGTGAATATTCATGGTTAGACCACGGGATAATTGGTGAACATTATGTTGCAGGAATAGATTTTGCAGGTTCAAATCCTGATGGTGATAGTACGCAAATTACAGTTTTGCGTATAACAAGAGATGGGATTAAACAAAAAGTATTTGCAAAAGAATTTAATGATGCGAGTTATCCCGAACAAATGTATTACATTTCTAATTTGTTTGGTGGTTATAGACCACGATTTGAATGTAAAAAGATATTCGCAGATTACACAGGATGTGGCGCGGCGGTTGTTCAAACATTACAAGAAGAATTTGGTTTGAAAAATATTGAAGGTATTATTTTTAATGCAAGAGATAAATATACAAATTCAGGAATGAATCTTAAAAATGCAATGTATGGTAAATGGAGACAAGAATTTGATAATAAAAAATTCCAATATCCGACAAAAGAAAGATTCTGTGAATCCAAAGCGGATGGAGCAGGTGTGGAAAACCTAAATTATTATCATCGAATGGTTGGAGAATGGGCAGATTTGGAACAGACAACAACAGGATATTCTGTAAACAAAAAAATCGAAGCGTCAAGCGGTTCTCACGATGACGTTTGTGATGCAGATGTTCTTGCGAATTTTGCCGCTGTTGCAGGTCAACGTTCATCTATGCCAAAGCCAACAAGAGGAAGATTCAGAGTATAAAAAAAGAGAGAGTTTATCTCTCTTTTTTTATGTATTAAAAGTATTTTTTTTATGAATATGGTGATAAAAATTTTAATAAAAAATATATAATAAACTTGAAAGGATTGATGGCTAATTGAAAACTACTATTTTAGATAATGGATTAAAAATAATTACAGATGAGACAGATGGAGATTTCGTAACAGCTTCTTATTTTGTAAATAAAGGAAGTATTGATGAAAAAGAAAGTACATTAGGAATTGCACATTTAGCCGAACATATGGTTTTTAAAGGAACAACAACACGTGATAAAAATGAAGTTTGGGAATTTGTTCAAAGAAATGGTGGTGAGCTAAACGCATATACATCGACAAATTCAACGTGTTTTCACTGTACTTCTTTAAAAGAATTTGGATTTGATGCCGTTGAAATTGTTTCAGATTTGGTTTGGAATAATACAATTCCGCAAGAAGAATTTGAATTAGAAAAATCAGTTGTTATTGAAGAACTTAAAATGTATCATGATGATGCAGAACATCGTGTATATGATTTAGCAACGAAAACACTGTTTAATAAATATAAAAATAGATGGTCGAACGGTGGAACACCTGAAACAGTTTCAAAAATTACAAGGGATGATATGGTAGAATATATCAATAGAGTTTTTGTTCCACAAAATATTACAGTGTGTGTCACAGGAAATATTAAACACGAAGATGTTGTTGACTATATATCTTCTTATATAGAAGGTTATGAATTTTCTGATTCTAATGAAAACTATAGAGATGCTGTAGATGAACTTAATTTGGTTGATGGATTTGAAACAATTGATGGAACACAATCAACAATGTTTGCTGTTTGGGAGACAAAAATAAACAATGAACGAGAACTAATGATTAATTCTATCTTATCTAAAATTCTTGGCGGTGGATTTGGTTCACGCATGATGCCAATTCGTGAAGTATACGGATATGCTTATACGGTATATTCAAATTATGAATTTAATAGTTATGATGATAAAGCATATTGTTTTGTTTATGCAGGATTAAATAAAGATAATATTGAAGTAACAAAACAGTTGATTGCTGATAATTTAGATAAATTTATTTCTGATGGGATAACTGAAGCAGAATTTAATCAGGCAATTGTAAGAAATATTAGTTCACTGAAAAAAAAGAAATGTTTCTGCGAAGATTTGAATGATTTTAAACTTTCACAGCTTTCGTTCGGTGGTTCGTTAAGTGTTGATGATTTAATTGAAATTTTGGATACTCTTACACTTGAAGAAGTAAATGAATATATAAAGAATGTATTTAGCAATCATAAGGTTGTATATATGGTGGTGGAACAAAAACAGTGAATGAAGAAGAAACAGTAGTAGAATTGACAGAAGAAGAAATGCGAACGACGGAGAATTTTGATTTAGTCCCGCCGTTTGAACCATTATATGAATGTATCAAAACAGATAAAAATAGAATATGGTTTTACTATGAAGAAAAAATACACAAGTTGGTAGGTTGGCTTGGATATATGAAGTCTTTTGATAAAGAAGAACTTCTACAACAAGCGTATATATATTTTCATACATTGTGTGAAGCGTATGACCCATATTATGACGGTAAATTCTTTAAGTTTGACAGATATTTGTTCAAGAATATGATTATTAAACTCAGAGCACATATACAGCGTTATTATTTCAAAGGTGGAAGGGAAAAACCGTCGGATTGTGATTTCTTACTTGAGACTGAAACGGTTGATGTGATTGGCGCAACGGAATCAGATTTATATATGACACATATATTTGATACGTTAGAAGAACGTTCAAGAGAAGTGGTTGAACTAACGTTAGCGGGATATAAACAGCAGGAAATCGGTAAGAAATTAGATATTAGTCAAAGTAGGGTTTCTGTTATTAAGAAGAAAGCGTTAAAGCAGTTATATCTAATTTTGGATGAAAAACATACCGATGATGAAAAACGTGAAATGCAAATAAATGATATAAAAGAATATTTGTTCGACAAGCTAATTACATTAGAATCGAAATAACATAAAGGGGAGATTGGTTCTCTCCTTTTGTATTTGTCTAGTAAAATAAGCGAAATTGCTAATATAAATATTTTTTTATGCTATTTTCTTAGTAGATAAATTTAGCGGTTCTGGCTGATTTCGGAACTTACAAAGACGGAGATGAAAAAATGATTAAACGTGTTGCAGACTGCGGATTTGATGATGATGTTTTTGTTAAACTTGCAGAATCTATGAAACAAAATGAAAAAAAACTTTTTTCTGTTGCAAGTTCTGAATCTGAAGCAGATAAAATTCAGAAAGAACTGCAAATGAGCGGACATACCATTGAAGTTGAACAAGATGGCGAAAGATATAATATATATTATTATACGTCTAAAACAAAGGCAAGTGATAATATAGAATATACGGCTATGCAAAAAACAGCAGGTGTATATGATTATGATTTTGACGATGGTTCAATTTGGACTTTAAAAACAATTGATGGTGAACAATATTTAGTTAAGAACGTGGATGAAGATGATGAAGATGAAGTAATTCGCGTTAAAACTGCAAGTAAAAACCATAAAATAACTATAGATGCAGTTGATGAATCAATTATAAAGATTCTAAAGAAGAATGAGTTAATTGTTTCATCAAAATTAGTAGATAATATTAAGAAAGACGTTATTTCAAAGGTTATTTTGAATAATTCCGTTGAAGCAAAGATTAAGGATTATTGTACTTCACAAGTAAAAGGAGAATAAGGAATGGTTAAAGATTTGCGTGAACATAGCGTTTATAACAAAGAATATGATTATGACCTTGACCTTAATTGGCGCGACGATGGAGATGTATTAGGCGATGCGTCAATGAATGATTATCTTAAAGGTTATCAGATTGAACCGTATGCTTTTCAACAATGGGCAAAGGATAAGAAAAAGAACATTAAAGTTGCGACAAAAGAAGTTATTGTTATGCAGTTTTATCCTGAGTACCTTGCTGATTACATTCTAACGCTTTGGAATGGTATTGATGGTGCATTGCAAGATTTCTTTGAAGGTTTTACTTTACGGTATAACAATGATTTGAAAATTGCCATTGCAAATGAATTAAAGAAAAAGGGATATAAAGTATTTCCTGTTCTTGTAGATGATAGAGCATTTTATGCGAATAAGCGTTTAGTTAATATTATTAAAACGGCAAGCAAGAAAGATGTAAAAACTAAGATTGCAATTGCGAAAGAACTTTTTAAGAAAAGCGAAGCGTTAAAACTTTGTTTTGGCGAAATTGATGATATTACCGAGATGGGAACAAAGGTTACTGCCAGTCGCGTTTCTGATTTACTTCAATATTACAGTGCTATATTCCCTGAAGATTATGCAATTTGTCTTACAAAGAATTTAATTGATAATAAGATAGACACAGGGTTTGAAAATTATCAAGACTATGGAATCTCTGATGAGGGATTAAATAGTATGGAAAAAATGTTAAGTGGAAATCAAGATAGTTATTTTGAACAGCCAAATGGCGGTAATACAAATAGCACTGATATGGGATATGATTATGTAAGTCAGATGCGTGGTTTTGATGGTGTAAGACCTGAACAATATGAGCTTCCTGTTTTACATGCTAAAAAAAAAATCTAAAAGCTGATGCGATTGGAAATATACCATTAAGTATGGTTATGGATGCAATAAATGAAGCGTCGGCAAATGTAAGTGTGATGCTAGATGAAAAATTTGCTAATCCACCTACACCAATCAGAAGTATTCGAAAACAAACAAATAAAGCAAAAAGCAATATTGATACATTTTACACGGTAATAAATATACCTGATGTTTTAGATGTATATGAGGTTTGGCGTATAACATTGGATAATCAAGAATACGAAGAAGTATTTGTAATATTATCCGCTGTATGCGAATTGGCAGGTTATAAAAAGCCAACGTGGTCTGATGTTAAATATTGTGGATTTTATAGTACAGTTGACGAAGCAATAAATGAAATATATGCTCGATTAGCGTAAAGAGCAGGGAAGTGAGAAAAACGTGGCAAACTTTTTTGGTGATATGCTTGAAAGACAAGCTAAAGTAGAAACCCCAAAATGGATAGATGATATTCAATTTCGTAAAGTTGTAACGCCAAAACTAAATGTTGAATTTGATACAAATACAATTCTACAAAAAAATGTAACTGCTAATCGAATTGAAAATGTTGGAAATATTCGTGAATTAAAAGTTACATTGACAGATAAACAATTACAAGTCTTTGCAATTAATGAATTAGCAAAGACTTTGCGTGGTAGACATTATAAAGTAACTGCCAATGTTAAAGACGGTGTTGCTGTTTGTAATGTAAATTTTGAGAATAATCCTTTCGAATATGAATTTGTTTATAATGATATTGATGGCGTAATTACTCCTTCAAAAACATTTACAGCACGTTGCGGTGAGGATGTTGAAGAATATCCATTTAACAATGCAGGTATTGAAGATTCATTCGAAGATAGTAAAAACATTGATACAAAGAAGTCAATAAAAACAAAGAATGCACGTTCTGATTATTCTATTATTACACGTTATGAAATTGTTCAACGTTGTAATAATAAACTAACATTAGCAAAAGAACTAATTGAGAAAAACATTAAAGAAGAAAATATTGTTGCTGTTGGCAGTAATGAATATGCTTCTATTTATGATGTGAATATGCTGTTTCCTGATATGCGTGAAGGAATGGAAAAACAAGCATCACATACATTTAATTATGTTGATAATAAAGTTTCTGAACGTATTAATGAAAAGAAAACAGCAAATCGTTTAGCAATTGAAGCAATATCAAGAATGAATGAAAATTTCCATATTGATAAGATTGTTTCCGCTTCACGTGATAACGATACGTTTAAGGTAAAATCAGTTATTGCACATAATAATATTAGAGACGAATATACATTCGTTTTTGATATTTCTAAAGAAAAAATTTCTCATTTAGCAGGAATAGAAGATGAATCAAATTTATATTCTGTAAATCAGCTTGTTAATAAATTTAAAGAAGAAGATGCTAATGTTGCAGAATATATTTCTGAATCAGAGCCTACAGCAGACGGATATGTATATTCAATTAATCAAATTACAAAGCGATTATCTAAGTATGTTCCAAAAAGTGAAGTAGAAAACATTATTCAAAATTGGTTTGCAACGAATAAAGTATCTAAAATCACATCAGATAAAATCGCGAGTAAATATTCTGTAAGTGAATTGATTCGTACTGCAAAATTCTTATCAAAAGATGATGTTGAAGATATACAAAAGCAACAACGAAAATTTGGTGAAGATGAGCGTTTCTATTTCTATGAAGTTCAAGACGGCGATACTCGTAATGAACTAGCAAAAAAAGCAAGAGATGATTATAAAAACAGTTTGGTTAAAAAAATTGGAAAATATTTTTCTAATTTTGATGTTGAAGTTTTAGGCGGCGGCGAGATTTCAATTCGATTTAATAGTCCTGATGGGAAAAATCGAAGTGTATTTGCTTATGTAGAAGATGGCGATATATATTGCTATGTAGGTGAAAACACATATGCTTTGAATAAGTTGCAAGAAATGTTCAAAACAAGTGAATTGCTTTCTGCATATGCTATACCACAAAACGAGAATCTTTCACAAAAACATAAACTTATCATTAGTTCTATGCAGTTTGCAAACAAGCTAAAGGATTATTTAACAACAGAACAAGTAAATGAGTTAATTCAGAATTTGATTAGTGATGGTAAGCTAGTTGATATTGGCTCAGGCAAATATGCAAGTAAATATTCATTTAATCAACTTCTTAATGAATATACAAATCCAATTGATAAAGAAATCAAAGCACATAATCTTGTTAAATCTAATCGAACAACGTTAATGAAATTAGTTCGCAATTATATCAATGATGGAGATACAAGAACTGCTATTGCATTGAATAATGTAGAAAAAGAATATGCACGTTTGTATGATGAAATTTCAAAGTATGTGAATAATTTTAAGTTAAATGTTCTCGGAGGCAACAAAGCTATAATTGCTTTTGTTTCAGAAGATGGAAAAAACAGAAATATTGTTATTGGTTATGATGATAACAATGTAATTTGTAAAGTTGGAAGCAAAGAAGTTCCACTTCAACAACTTTCAAATAGATTCAAGACAAATCCTGTTTTAAAACAATATGTTGCTGATGGAACACCGAATGAATCAGATAGAATTATCATTTCGAAGAGAATGATTCATAAATATCTTGAAGATATACTTAATGAAGATGATATTGATAATTTTGTCAGTGAACAAATATCTAATAATAATCTTATCCCACTGACAGGTGATAATCGTATTTTTGCATCTGAAATGTCTTTTGAAGATTTAATTCGCAATTGCAATTGTGATGTAGATAAAGCATTACGAAAGAATAACCTTCTTAAAAAGAGTAAAGTGGAAGATAAGAAATTTGATTTAGAAGATGTTCAAGATTGTGATACACGTAATGCAAAGAAAACATTGACAGAAGCAGATTTCAAAGTGCAATTCAACAATGCATTACCTGATAATATTGAATGTGTTGAATTTAATGATATTTCTGTTTCTGATGTGTATGCACGTTGTACTGCTAGTGTATTTAATAAAACAAATGGATTAACAATAACAGCTAATTTCGATATGCGAGTACATGACGGAATAATTAATACAGATAGTATTAGTAATTTGGATTATATGTTTAATCTTTCTACTGTGAACAAGCATTATAATAAATTCAATGATATTTCAAATCATAATCATAAAGTGATTATTTCTAAGCGTGTATTAAAAGAACGGCTAGAAAAGATAGCAAATCTTGATAATATTGATGCTGTTATTAAACAATGGGAAGATACAAACAAAATTACGTCTGTTTCAGATGATAAGTTTGTATCTGAGTATAGTATTGAAAATTTGATTTCTTCTTCTAATATTGTTGCTTATTCCGATGATGAAGTAAAAGCACGATATAATAAATCTAAAATCAATACTTTAGTTGTTCCGAAAGAATATCACGTACAAGATTCTGATATTAAAATCCTTTCAAATGTTACCGATGGGAAAACAAAAGACCATTTGAATGATATTAAGAAAGAATGCAATAATATGCTAGATGGATTGATTGCAAAAAATATGGTTACATCTAGTAGGGTATCTAAAATTCGAGAAGCGATTAATAATGCAGAGGATTATACTGAATTAGATGATATTAGTAAGAATATCAATCGGTATATGGAGTAGGTGTTTAATTTGAAGCGTTTGGTTGCTTTAACAGATAAAGATATGCAAAATCTTGAATTGGAATATTGCCGAATGATAGAAAAGTATAACAAAGGTTATTCTGATGATAAAAACGGCAAATTCCAATTAAAAGATTTAGATGAAGATGATACGGATAAAAAAACTTTTATGATAACGACTAAAAATTTAGTTGATTATGATGATAATTTAACGCAGACAAATCCACGACCAGGTATACCTGGTTTTTGGAGTGATAGTATGCGTTGGATAGGAAGGTAAGATGAAATTCGTAAAACTTCCAAAGAAATTCCATATTATATATCATGGTCGGTTTAGAAATAAAGTGGTTGAATGGTATTTTGGAAATATTTGTAATTTGGATTGTTCTTATTGTTTGAATGCGTATACACGTAATGATTATTACAGAAATATGACATTTGAAGAAACAAAGAAAACAGTTGAATTTATCAATACATTAAAAGGTGTATATCAAACAATATTCATTGGCGGTGAGCCGTCATGTTTTGAACATTGTTTGTATGCTGTGGAACATATTCAAGATTGCAGAGTAAACTTAATGACAAATGGTATGAATGAAAAGTTTATTCAAGATGCTGTGCAATTTGCTACACAAGATAAACCAATGCTAATTTGTTGTTCTATGCACTATGAATATTACATGCAAGATAAACAGCGATATATGAATCATTTACACAATTTGATTGATATTTGCAAAGATAATCCGTTTGTTGAATTAGAATTTCTTATGTTGCTGGACAAGGATATGACGCAACAATATAAGGAGTTAATTGAATGGATTGTTCGTAATGCAAAAGGGTTTAATAAAAATTTCGGATATAGTGTTAGCTATGTTCGTCGAGATAATTCAATTGAAGAAGCCGTAAAAAATTATGTATCAATGTCTATTTTGGATGCGGATGTTAGAGATGTTATACGTGAAGATTTAAAAGAAGATAGAATGTCTTTTATTAAAGAAAATCCACATTATCATAAGCAATGTCCATGTTTTAAGAATTATATCAATATAAGATTAGATGGTAGGTTAAAACACGCAGATTGTGCGCATCCGATATATTCTAAGAAATCAATTTTTGATGATGATTTTAATTTAGAAGAAGAACAACATTATATTGAATGCTGTGAAAAACACACAGAAAATAATGGTACTTGCAGAAATGTTTTAGGTAAATTTAAGTGGTGAAAGAAATATGAAGCGATTAAAGCGGATAGCAAAACAAATGTATTCAAAGCCAACGCTAGAATTAAGTGGATTTCTTACGCCTAGTGGATTATATTATACATTTTCAGTAAGATTACTAAATAAAAAACCAATGTATTCGATTAATTGCAGAGATGTTTTTGATTCATGGTCTGTGTATGATGGTGAAGATTTTGAATTTTCATTTGAATTTTATTGTGAATTAGCAATAGCAATAAAAGGATTAAGTTTTGCAGAGGATTTTGCAAGACAGAAACAACGCATTGAAAGTAAAATCAATGATTTAGTTGAACAGGAACAAGATTTGACGATTAAAATGAAGCCGTTGTTCCTAGGTGATTCTGAATATGCAAATTGTTAAGGTGATTTGAATGAAACGATTAATTTCAAGACCAATAACACACAGAGAAATTCCTTTGCAAATTGGATTGAATTTCAAAGAATATGAAGATAGAATAAATGAGTTTGGAGAAATACAAAACAGCAAATATACCACGCCATTTATCTTTGAAGAACCAAATGATACAATGGAATGGAGATTAAAAGACAAAAATTCAGCATATTAAATTACGCTTCTGTTATTTCGTTAATAGGTAAAGCGAATTTAATATTTGAAATTTATATAAGGATGTGTGACAAGTAGTGAAAGTTGAACGTAATAGCGGTGCATTACCTAAGTGGTTAAATGATTTAGCAGAATGTATGCGCGGAGATAAGCAAAAGAAAGTAGCTGTTAAGAATGTGCAAAATCTTCCAAAGGTAAATTGGAAAGATGAAACATTTTATGTAGATTTTACAAAGCAGGGTGCTGTTTTATATAATTCTTTCGGTAACGAAGTACAGCTTGTTGATGGTGCTACTTCTGTTGATGAAGTAAACCGTTATATGAACGAAAACTCTGTAGTTGCTTCATTAGATGGGAATGATTCTACGGATAGTCAAGATTCAGTGGATGAAGCAATGACGAAACAGGCAAATGAAACAGATGATGCTTTTGAACTAGAGCTAAAGAAAATTGCAGATACTATTGATAATGAAAAAGAAATCGAAGTTGTTGATGAACATCCAATGGATGAACCAACAGTAGATGATAATGAACCTTCAACAGATGAAGTAAAAATTGTTGAAGATGAAATTGAGCCAACAGATACAGTTAATAATACAGTTGTTGGTGAAGATTGCATTCCACAATCTTCTGAAGATTTAGTAGGAGAACCTTCACAGTCGGCTGAAGATGTTTGTGACGCACCTGCACAAGAAATTATGTATAGAGATAATGCCCTTACGACAGTTGGTGAAAATGCTTCTGATACACCTAGTATTGCTGTTGGCGATACAGTTTATGTCGGAGGTCATCCTTGTACATTTCAAGGTGTTACAACACTTCCAGCAGGTACAGAAGTTCATGTAGTTGACCTTCCTGTAGAAGAAACAGTTGAAGAACTTCCTGAAGAAGAAGTTACAGAAAAAGTTGTTGCTGAAGATGAAAATACAAATTCTGCTGATTCTACTGATACTAACACAGAAGATACACAAACGACAGATTCTTCAACAGATACAAATACTTCTGATTCATCTGAGTTTGTTTCTAAGGCAAGTTATAATCGTCTCCTTTCTATTGTTAAGAATCTCGAACGTAAGATTGCAAAAATGGAAGGTAATAAGATGACTAAGAACACAAAGGGTTTTTCACGTAAGAATAAGCGTAACAAGCTAGTTGCTTTCACTGAAGCACAACACGCTTACACTACGATTCCAAACGATGCGTATGACCTTAATAGTCAAGATTTGGAAGTGCAACATTTTGTTGACAGTGCTGAACTTTCTAAGTTTATTATTGATAAAGAACATGAACTAGACCTTTCAAATATGCGTGACCGCGCTAAACTTAATGATTATTTCCTAAAGGATTTACTATCTGTATATGAAGATTTAGGCGATGTTATTGATGAAGCTGTATCACCAACGGATGATGTTGTTGTTGATGATATTGTTGAAGAACCATCAGAACAGGTTGTTGTTATCCCATCAGAAACAATTGAGGAAGCAAATCCTGAATGTGATGATGAGTATTGTGATGTTGTCTTAATTGATGATGATAAAATGCTAGATGAATTTGCTGAACAGAATTGTCCTATGTGTCATGCACACAAGTCGCTGAAAGGAATGCGAAAAGTAGCAGGTGTAATCGGCGTTTCTTGTTCAAAGTGCGGGAAAGAATATGCTGTTTCCGCTAATAATAAAGTTTATGCAAAGAAGTAAGCGGAGGTATAGTAATATGTCAGATATGATGATTCGTGGCGAGAGTATTCTTGCAATGGTAAATGATAATACAAGCGTTGAACAAATGTTAACAACAATGGGTGTTCAACCAACAGAAGATTTAGTTAATGAAGCTGTTACAGAATTTTCACTAAATGGTGATACAATTACAATGGAATCCCTATATAATTTCCTTAAAGAAAAAAAGATTCTTTCAAAAAAGCATCTTGTTAATAACAAATTAGCTTCTGTTGTTGATTTACGTTAATTTATAAATTCAAAAAGCATTTAGCGATTAAACTAAATGCTTTTTTTGATTTAAACAATTCATATTTTGAAAGAAAACGGTAATTTTTATGCTAAAACGCATTGACAAAATTCGTTTTATGTTATAAAATAACAATAACAAAGCGCGAAAGCGATTTGTTGAAGAACCTCTTTCTAAAACCTTCTTTCTTACGGAAACGGGAACAAAAAAGTTCCCGTTTTTTGTTATATTTTACTTGCAGTAATGTATTAAATAGATAGAAAGGAAAATTTTTTGGAGGAATTACATTGATTTTAAGAAAAGATATAAATAAGAATAATACGATTGATTATGATACAGATAATTATTATGGCGAATCTAACATGAAGGTATCGTACATTGACGATGAAGAAAATAATGATGATTTTTACGGAGAAAAAAATGATGATGTGAAAATTAATGAAAATGATTTTCTTAACAGTTTAGATGGTGGTGAACCAAAACCTAAGAGACAAAAGCAAAAGAGTACAACAAAAACGTATCGTTCCACTACAATGAAGAAGAAGAAGAAATTGGATGTTGTGTATGATATTGGAGAGGATGTTGTATATCGGAGAAAAAATGCAAAAGTAATGTACGGACCTTATGAAAAGAATTATAAAATGTTTTACGAATTACAAATGGAAGATGGTACAGTGACTTGTGCGGTAGCACAATCTGTACGAAAAGAAAAGGTTTAACCTTTTCTTTTTTTTATAAAAAAATATATAAGAGCAAAAATAAAACAAAATAAGTATGTGCGGAAACATAATGATTATAGGTGTATAAAATGATATTTAACATTTGAACGAATAGAAATTTCGTGAATTTTTTATCTCTGATAATTGAGGTGATTCGCAATGAATAAACCCGTAGCAGGTAGCACTTATCGTAATCTAGGTGCTTTCATGCAAGAATTACGTGTATCCGCACAAAAAGACCCCACAATGAAAGTTAATATCAATGAAGGTTCATTTTATACAGCAGGTATGAAGTTCGTTGAATATGATGGTGGTGTTTCACCTGTTATTAAAGCACCTGCAAGTCAAAGTTCTTGGGTTGTTGTTGCACTTAATAAACAAGGAACGATTTATGTTATTGAAGGTATTCCTTCTGCAAAGCCAGAACTACCTAAGATTGAAAAACATTTCCTTCCACTAGCGGCAATTTATCTTACATCAATGTCTGTGAAAATTACAGATGATATGATTTTTGATATTCGTCCTTTCTTTGCTAGTGGTAGCTATCCTGGTGACCATGCACTTCTTGAAAATACTTCCCTACCAAATAGTCATCCAATTTCTGCTATTAGCAATCTTCAAGAAGCTCTTGATAAGAAAGTGGAATATGCTGATTTAGATAAATTTGATGCTCGCCTTGACAATATTAAAGGAACAAATGCGGCAACGTTTATTCTTAATCAAGCACAGACAGGTGAACCTATTGCTAATGTTGGTATTTCTGTTCATCGTGGTGATAGAAATAATGTTGGCATTCGTTATAATGAACGTAGTGGCGCATGGGAATTTAGCAACGACGGTTCTGTGTGGAATGAATTCGCTACAGTATCTTCATTAGATGGTGGATTAAAAGGAGCAACAGCTACAGCAAAAGGAACAGTAACGCTTTCCGTTGAACCTGCTGACCCATATAAACCTGTTGCTGTTGGTACGAATGACCCACGTCTTGAAAAGATTGATGATAAAGCAGATAAAGACGCTGTTTATACAAAAGAAGAAGTCAATGAAAAACTTCAAGGAAAAATTGATGAAACAAACACTTACACACGTGATACCATTGATACAATGCTACGTGGCAAGATGGATGTTAATACAATTTATACAGAAGCACAGATTGATGCAAAACTTCTTGGTAAGGCAAATGTTGGTGACTGCTATAATAAATCTGAATCTGATGTTCAATTAGATAAGAAAGCAGATAAAGAAGATATTTTCTCAAAAGAAGAAATTACTGATAGCTTTTCACGCAAGGCAAATAAAGACGATGTTTATACAAAGACTGAGACTGAATCACGACTTGCAGATAAGGCAGATACAGAAGAAGTATATACAAAAGATGAAGTGGATGGATTCTTAAATCTAAAGGCTAATAACCTTGACGTATATACAATGGAAGATGTTGATGACCTTCTTAAAAAGAAAGCAGATTTAGAAAATTCTTATAGCAAACAAGAAATTGATGATGCTCTTGCACTTAAAGCTGTTAAAGAAGAAGTGTATAGCAAGACAGAAGCAGATGCTAAATTTGACTTAAAGGCAAATGCAGAAGAAACATATAAGAAACAAGAGGTTGATGATGCTCTTAATCTTAAAGCTAATTCCGCAGATGTATTTAAGAAAGATGAAATCGAAACACTCGTTAATGATAAAGTAAATCGAAATGAAGTGTTTACAAAGGCAGAAGTTACAACAAAGCTCGTTGATTATGCTACAAATGATTCAGTGACAACAAAACTTGGCGATTATGCTAAGAAAGAAGATGTTTATACAAAAGCTGAAATCGGCGTACAGATGAATGATAAGGCAGATAAAACTACTGTTGAAAATTCACTTGCTGAAAAAGCCGATAAAGCAAATTATTATGCTTCTTCTGTTATTGATGCAAAATTAGCTGATTATGTAAAGACAACAGATTTTACTGTTCTTCAAACACAAGCGGCTAAAGTTGCGGATGTATATACAAAAGCAGATATTGATGCTAAACTTGCTGATAAAGGAAACAAAGCTGAACTTATCAATCTTCTTGCCGATAAGGTAGATAATGGTGATATGGCGGCTTATGCAGATAAGACATATCTCAATACTGTTCTTAATGATTATGCAAAGAAAGTAGATGTTCTTTCCGCACAGTATGTTGATTCACAGCTTCAACAGTATGCAAAGAAATCTGAAACAGTTACAACTGCTTCACTTAATACAGCACTTGCTGATTATGCAAAGATTGTAGATTCAGTGACAAATACATCTTTAACAGCGACATTAAATGATTATGTTAAAACAACAGATTTAAACAATACAATTCTTGCTCCTTATGCTAAGACAGCAGATGTTGTTTCAAATACATCACTAACAACAACACTTGCTGATTATGCAAAATCTGTTGATGTTGTTTCTAATACTTCCTTAACTACAACGCTAAATGATTATGTTAAGACAACAGATTTAAACAATACAATTCTTACACCTTATGCAAAGACTGCTGATGTTGTTGCAAATGCAACATTAACAACAACGCTTGCAGATTATGTAAGAAAAACTGATTCTGTATCATCTGTTGTGCTTGAATCATCAAATCATACAAAATATAAGATTACAGTAGATGATAGTGGAAACCTTTCTGCAACACCTGTGTAATCTGAAAATATATAAAAAGGCGTACAAGTTTGTACGTCTTTTTTGCATATAATATTTTTGAAGGACTATATATATAGTAGATAAATAATCTACTATGAAAGTTTGGTGAGAAACATTTGAGACGAAATCATAAAACTGTAGTGGCAAGCAGTAATTTGGGAAATCTTGCTATGAGTTCACTTATAAACAAAGATGAGTTGCCAAAAAATATACAACAGAAAATGACACGAAACGCCAAACGAACAGTTAGGGCAAATTCCGCAGAAATAACTATTGGCAATCCGACATTTTATCAACCGTTATTTCAATCAACAAATTTACTGTTACCACGCGATAGACGCGAAAGAAATGAATGGTGTAGACATTTTTATCGAACAGAACCAATTGTAGCTACTGCATTAGATTTACATACAGAATTTCCAATTTCAGATTTAAATAATGTTTGTTCTGACCCATACATTAAAAAGTTTTTTGACTATTTGGCTTTTGAAAAGTTAGATATGGTAAATCTTTTACTAGAAATTGGATTGGAATATTGGAAATTAGGCGATGTATTTCCTTTTGGACAATTTAATGAATCTGAGGGATTGTGGGAAGGATTTACTTTATTAAACCCTGACTATGTTAATGTTAATGCATCTATTTTTGCAAAAGAACAGCAGATAGAATTAATTCCTGATGACCAGGTAACAAATATTATTGCAGGTGGACCATCAGGGCAGTTTGGTGATTTATATAGACAATTCCCTGAAGATATTGTTATTGCTGTAAAACAAGGAAAAAATATTTCATTAGATTCTAGGTTGGTATCGCATATTGCACATAAAGCATCACCGTATGAATCATGGGGATTACCATTAATGATGCGTTGTTTTAAGACGTTGATTTATAAAGATAAATTAAGACAGGCGCAAGATGCGATTGCGAATAGACACATTATGCCATTGCGTGTGGCAAAAATAGGCACACCTGGTGAACCAATGCCAACGCAGGATGATATTGATGCGTTTAGAGATATTTTAGCAGAGGGTGAAGATGACCCGAACTTCTTCCTTGTGTATCATTATGGATTGTCTTTTGATTATGTTGGTAGTACGGGGAAAATACTACCATTAAATACTGAATTTGATTTTATACAAAATGAATTGATGACAGGTCTTGGAATTACACAGGCAATGTTAAATGGGGATGGAAGTACATATTCTACGGCACAGGTAGGTGCAGAAGCATTAGCAAGAAGATATGCTTCTTATCGTTTACGTTTGGAATCATGGATTAGAAAGAAAGTATATCGTCCTATTTCAGAAGTTCAAGGGTTTTATAAACCTAAAAATGGAACGATTGCAATGAAGAATATGTCACCGAGAGAAATACGTCGTGCAGTATCAAATAAAGAAATGGAATTAATTGTTCCAAAATTATTGTGGCAACAACAAGATTTAACATCGAATCAAACAGCGATGAATTTTATTCAAAGTTTACGTGATAAAGGATTAGTTTCAATGACAACGGTATTGCCACTATTGTCACTTGACCCTGAAACTGAGAAACGAAATCTTGAAAATGAACGTGGCACTGTATTTGATGAAAATGCACCTAAGACAGGCCCGCTCATTCAAGAGGGTAAGCCAATCAATAATGCATTTGAAACTGGCGATACAATAAGAGAAAATGCGCCAAAACGAGAAGATAATATTGAAGATTCTGCTACTTCTCGCCCAACAATAAATACAGAAAAACCGACAACAGGGAATAATCCTGAAGACTTTGGTTTAGAAAGAAAAACATCTTTGGATTTTGATAATGTGTTTACTAAACGTGGGGATAATAAAGTAACGAAGCGGATAAAAACAAAGCAGGATTAAATTCCTGCTTTTTTAGCAAAGGATATATAAGATATGAATAAAGAACTAAATGGAATATGCAAATTAGCAAATCAAACAATTAATGATGTGTTAAATAATGCTTATTTTGATGCGCCGATATATGAAAAATCTAATCGAGTATGTAATGAAATTAAAACGTATATACAGATGATTAGGAATGCGGCAATAGATAGTATAACAGAAGTGTATAATGGCTCTAATGGTGTAAAAAACTTTGAAGATAAATATATAACAACGTTGCAAGAAGATTTTCAGCCAAAGTTCTATCTTATGTTGGAAAAGATTTATAATCAATATAAAACATTTAATCATAGTGAAATTCAGGAATGTATTAAGAGAATTATTGCAAAAGAGTTTTCTTATGTATATAAAAATATACAGTATATTATTGCTAAAGAATTAAAGTTAAATGTGAATTTTGTTGCATCTGATTCATCATGTAATGTTTGTAAATTTGTAGCGAGAAATAATACGCCTACGGATGATTTTATTTGTGTAGATTCATGCGATTCTTATTTTATTCGACCTGTGGAAATTTTTGATACAGATAATTTGATTTCTAATGATATTAAATTTTTTAATGTACCGAAAAAATATAAAAATTCAATAGCATCGTTTTACAAAATGATAAAAATTCGATATCCACACATGATAAAAACAAATGTAAAAATTAAGTTTATTACTGAATATGATTTGAAAGATAAATTCAATGATTTGGCTGATAAAATTCAATTTTGCTTTGATAGTGATTCAAATGAATATGTTATTGTTTTTGATGAGTATACTTATAGACATTTTATATTACGGGCGATATTAGATAATTCAAATGTAGATTCTTTGTTGCAAGAAATGTATTATCGTCGGATTAGTAAAGATGTGATTTTTACAGAATCAAAGTTTATTTCATATTTAGCGGAACAGAATGAACAAGAGTTTTTTTATGAATCTGCAATATCATATATATTAAATCCTAATGCACTTTTCAACATTGATGTAGAATTGTATAAGTGGATGCAATCTGCTTTTGAAAGAGAGGTTGTTATTTGATGTCTGTTTATACATTTGAAATTAAGAAAAAAGATAATACATTGGCTTTAGTTGGTGTAGATGTTGAAAATAAAGATATAGGGTTTTCTTGGTATAGTGATAACGAATTAAATGAAATTCTAAATATTTTAGTTGATGTTCCACAATTAATAATAATGACAGGAGATTCTGTTGGTAGTTCATATGTTGTAATGAAAGAAATCATTGGTTTAGATGATGAACGGTTTTATGATGCATTGAAAAGTCAATTAATTGAATATGATTTTTCTGAACGTAGTTATTATGATGATAAATCATTACAAGATGTTTTGAATTAGTAAAAAATCTCCTTAAATAAGGGAGAGAAACGATATGCAATATAGACGTTTAACGCCATATTTCTCACCATATACTCATGATGTAATTCAATCTAGTTTACAGAATGATGAAGAAGGGTTAAGAAAAATACGTGGGAATGAATGTTTTCTTCTCGCAAAACAGTTTTTAGCCGACCTTCCACTTGTCCCGACAGGAAACCTAACATACTTGCTAACTGAACAAATTCAGTTTGGTTTGTTAGATGGTGTGTGTGATGTTTCTGATGTTAAAAATCATTGGAAAGAGTGTTTGGATGTAGTTGAAAGGTATTTAAAGGATGTAGGTTATTGGCAGACGATGAAGTGAAGGGAGTGAGCATGTGATTAAAAAAGATTATCGTGGTAAGATTGAAAGTTGTGAAAACAATAATATAGGTGTTTTCTTCAATAATAAAAAAACTGATTTATCACGAATAGAAGATAGTAAAACGTTAGTCAATGTTCATCCTAGAACAAAGACGGCAAAGGTAGTTAAAATTGTTCCAAAGGAAAATGACTTTTTATATATTCGGAATCGTGCAGTATCGGCAGGGAATGTAATTGAACACGCTGATGGTACATGTGAATTAGTTCCAATTGAAGAATATTATAGGGATTTTCCAAAGTATTCTAAAATTTGTCGTAATGCAAATTCAAATGGTGATTTCTTTAGTCACGAAGAATTATTACGTACATATAAAACATTTATTGGTAAATCAGTATTTGTAGACCACGTAGATGAAAATGTAGAAGATGCAAGAGGGATTATCCTTGATGCTGTTTATAATACAAATGGTTATTTTGTAGAACTTCTTGAAGCTATTGATAAAAAGGCTTTTCCGCAGTTAGCGGCGGCAATCGAGAAGCGATATATTACAGATACATCAATGGGTTGTACTTGCGCTTGTGCAAGGTGCTCCATTTGTGGTAATGAAGCAAAAACAGAAGATGATATTTGTGAACACATTATGAACTATAAAGGGTTCACATATAATGGACTTCCTGTTTTTGAGGATAATCAAGAAGTAGAATTTTTTGAAGATTCGATTGTTACGCAAGGTGCTGACCCTGATGCAAAAATATTAGAACGTGTGGCAAGCAAGAAAAATCGTTCAAGTGAATTTATTCCTAAGTATTACAAGGAATATAAAAATCCATATCACGATGAGAAAAATCAACGTATGGAACAAAATAAAATTCAATCATTACAAGATAAATTAAATAACTTGCCATGGTCGTAAAAAAGAGAGAATTATCCTCTCTTTTTTTTGTTTAAAACGCATGAAAGATACCGAAAAACTTATATATAAAGTAGTTAGTGAAAAATTTGAAAGGAGTTGTTGATATATGAAACGGTTGATTGCTGATAATACGAAAACAATAGAACAGATATTGAGGGGTTCTGCAAAAGATGGTCGTGAAATTCTCAAAGCACTTGAAGAATTTAAATTTAAGATTGAACAGTGTGATAATCTTTCGATGAATTCTGATATTAATGATAAAATTCATCAACATTACGATATGTTAGATAAATTAATGTCAGGGTTATATAGTATTTGTTTTGATTTAGAAAATATTAACCTAGTTCCACTGTATGATAATGAGCAGATTAATTTAAGTGACCAGTCTGACCCTGATTCTGCAAATGATGGATATGATTTAAATAAAGAGTTCCCTGCTGAACAGCCTGAAAGTGAAGAAGAAGAACCGACAGAGGAAGA